AGAAGAAAAAATTACAGACTGAGGTGATTGCTTATGATTGCAGAAATTCTCTGTACGGCGTTTGTGATTGCTATCCCGTTCTGGTGCGGCAGAATCTCAGAACAGCCGGAACAGCTTCCGGAAACGGAACACATTGAAGAAACTGTTCAGGAAGCAGAACCGGATTTTGAGGTTCTGGAAGAAAAAGTAGACAATCTGGTGCAGGTCAGAAAACAGCTCGAAAGCATTGAGGACGGTGTGAACTCCGTCCAGCAGTACAACGCAGAGCATCAGGGAGAAATCCAACTGAAATATACTTCCGCCAAAACCGGAAAAAGTGCTACTTACCGTTTCTGGCTGGACGGCGAAAATCAGGAAACAGACATGCTGCTCCGTCTTATGGAGACAGAACGAAACCGCCTGCGCTCCGTTCTGCTGGAATCTATTGCTGATTTGCAGGAGTGATACTATGGCAGTAAAGATGAAAGACACTGTTCTGGTTCAGTGCAGCCGGTGCGGCATCACAGAACGGCATAAATATCCGGAATATTTCGTTGACAAAGGCTGGATTGTACGGGGCAGAGTTCCGTTCTGCCCCTGCTGCAAACAGATGATTGATGAATATAAAGAGTTCAGCGATTATCTTGATTATCTGAAATGCTGTGAATCAGAACAGCTTGCAACTCTCCGGACAGAAAGAAAGTGAGCTGGCATGTACAGAGATTTTTATGATACCGCTGCCGCTTACGGCAAATGTCGTGACAGTGCCGTGGTTCAGGCGGTCGGTTTCGGAAATCTTGAACCGATGCGGGAACTGTTCCGGAAAAACAGACTTTTTGTTCCGGAAGATAAGATTCTGCTGGAAACTGCGCATCAGCTCTGCTATTACAGTTCATCAATCTCAGAATCGCTCCGGAAAAAATCAGAAAAATGGATAAAGGAAAGATGTGATGCAAAGTGAACAGAGAAACATTTTTTAGAGGAAAAGACAGTGCAAGCTGGGTATACGGCGACCTGATACATGTAAACGGCAGTACCCTGATTAAGCCATATCTGGATATGGCATTTCCGGTTCAGCCTGAAACTGTCGGACAGTATACAGGACTGAAAGACAGAAACGGAAACAGAATTTTTGAGGGTGATATAGTTCGTTTCAGCTTTGGAAACAGATATTCCTCCAAAAAAGAAAACGAAAAAATCAGAATAGGAAGAATTTATTTCAATGAATTTCGTGCTTGCTGGGCAATCGCTATGTGTAGAAACGGGAGCGATTGCTGCAATATGGATTTGACCTCATATCAGAAATATGCTTGTTATACCCTTTATAATGAAATACAGTATGAAAACAGAGTTGAAGTCATCGGCAATATTCATGATAATCCGGAACTGATTTCCAAGATAAAGGAGGATAATGAATGAAAGAACATACAAGAAGACTTTACGCTGCCGCATCAGTTCTGGGGTTAGTAGAACACGGCAGTCTGGACGATAACTTTCATATTCTTGTGCATCGGATTACAGGGAAATATCATGTCAGTGACCTAACAGTAACAGAAGCCGGAAAAGTAGAAGCCGAACTGAACAGAATGCTTGTCAGTCAGGGACTTTACAAGCCGAAACAGCGTGAAGACATTCCGGACATGATGACAGGAAAACAGCAGGCTATGGCATGGAAACTCACCTACATTCTGGCAGAACTGGACGGAAACACGGAAACGACTGTCAGTCAGAGACTTGCCGGAGCTGTCCGGAAAACGCTCGGTGTCACTGCTCCGCCGTCCAACCCTCTCCGCTGGGTGCGGAAAGATGACGGAATCAAATTAATTGAAGCTCTGAAAAAAATTGTGGCAAATGCTGAAAAGAAACGGAAAAAGAAATCCTGAAAACTACTTGCCATTTTCCAGAAAGTACGGTATAATGTAAGAAAGAATCATTGTACCGTACTTTATTTTTTATCGAAAGGGGAAATTCACTTGGAACTCGGAAGAATCACACCGGAACTGCTCGATGACGAACAGAAAGAAATTGCTGAAGCTGTCGGCTGGGAAGCTTACCAGAAACTTCTTTTCTATTATGCCGGCTGCCGGATATATATCAAGAAACCGGAACGGAATGGGAAACAGAGCCGTGATGAAATCATCTGTCAGAAGTTTGACGGCGGAAATTACAGAGAGCTTGCAAAAGAATTTTGTCTTTCAGAATCTGCTGTCAGAAAAATTATCCGCAGTTACAGAAAATAATTTTACTGATTTTTGGAAAATTTGCCGTAAATTCCGGTAGATTTTCCAATTTTTTTATAGTATCATTAGGGTAGCAATACTTTAATGATACTTTTTTATTGGTGGCGAAACTATGCAGCAGGATTTGATTTTCTACATTATTACAACTGTTTTTTCAGTCATTCTCGGAATCATCGGCTTTTTCCTGAAAAGAACGATGGACAGACTCGACCGGAGCGAAAGCAATGTTCAGGAGCTGAAAGACATGCAGTACAGCTTATCCGACAAGTATGCCACCAAAGCAGAAGTCGCCGAAATCAAGGCGGCAATGCAGAAGCTTTCAGACAACGTGGACTATATCAAGGAACACACTACTAAGAATGAAGATTTCATCAGAGTCATGACAAGGCTCGAATCCAAAATAGACAGCTATTATCAGCAGAAGAATCAGGGGTGAACACTTTGGAAAACAAGGAACTTAATGACAGAATCCGACAGAAGAAATTTTTCCGTAATAACGGTATAGTTCTCAAAGGCATCAATCTGCTCCGGACGCAGTTCGTCCGCCTGCCGGATTTGAAATATGCCCTCGAACCAAACCTTACAGAATCCGAATTTCTGGACAGCGTGAACTATCTGACAGAGGGCGGATATATCAGAACACGACACACCGGCACAAAACAGGAAATCACGCTTGCCGATGCCGCTGCTGATGAACTCGAAGCCAAGGTCACACAAAAGGGTATTCAGGTCATCGCCTGTATTCTGAAAGATGACTGCATCGAAGTATAAGGCGGTGCGCTATGGGAAACAGAAAGCATTCCAAAATTGACAAGCTCGACCCTGAAATCCGTGAAACCGTTGACGAAATGATTAAATCCGGCATGTGTTATCATGAAATTGCGGATTATATCAAAGACAGCGGCATGAGCGTTTCCCTCGCCTCTGTCGGCAGATATGCAAAAAATCTGATGACAACGCTCGACGCACTCCGTATCAGTCAGGAAAATTTCAGAGCGATTATGGAAGAAACAGAACGCTATCCCAATCTGGATACGACAGAAGGCATTCTCAGGATTGTCAGCAGTCAGATGCTCACTGCCGTCAATCAGATGCCTGAAGAACAGCTTCAGAATCTGGATTTCGATACCCTGACAAAGAACGCTGTCGCCCTGACCAGAGCAGCAGCCTACAAGAAACAGGTTGACACCAAAAACAAAGAAATTCTGGAAGTTGGCGCAGACCAGTTCCGGACAATGATTTTCGATGCCATGGCTGCGGAAGAACCCGAACTCTACCGGAAAGTCAGAAAATTCATCAAGAAAAAACAGGAGAAATCAGCATGAGCATTTATGTTTTGCAGGTGCGCTCCGGAAAAGAAGAAGCTGTCTGCAAAAGATTGCAGTCCGCCGGAATTTCCGCTTTCGTGCCGAGAAAAAAGATGTTTCTCCGCAGAGGCGGAACATGGACGGAAAAAATCAGGCTCATCTTTCCGCAGTATGTCTTTGTGCAGATGCAGAGAAACCTTGAAAACTACAGGCTTATCCGGCATACAGAAGGCTTTGTCCGCTTTCTGGGAGACAATCTGCCGAGACCTGTTTCCAAAAAAGAGGAAGCCTGGCTGCTATGGCTCGAAAACGGCGGCTGCCCTCTGGGAGTTTCCAGAATCATGGATACCAGCGGCGGCGCAAAATTCGTCCTTGACGGCGCACTCCGGAATTGTCCGGAAGCCGATTATCAAATCGAATACCAGCTCAGACAGCGCAGAGCTGTCATCCGCGTGAACCTCATGGGCAGAAAGCACCGAATTACACTGCCGGTTCTTCCGGTTTGAAAAATCAGCATACTGACAAGCAGCAGGATTGATGCGTCTCCTGTCCGGCGGGTATGTGCGTATACATAAACCGTCCGGATTCTGATTCAGAATCCGAATGGCGGAGCATACCCTTTTAAATGCGTTTAAATGCCGTTTAAATTCGTTTCAAAGAATTTTTTTGTAAAATGATACCCGTAAATGCCAAGCCTGTCAGAAACGCTCTGACAGGCTTTCAGCAATGTCGCCCTGAAAGGAGCGGAAAAATTACATGAAACATCTCAAACAGAAAAGCCTTGCCGCTCTGTCGGACGGGCTGAAACAGCATGAAAAATTGTTCGGAAAAGCCGATTTTACAGACTTTAAACGCTTTTCTGAAAGTTTTTTAAATGAACCTGATAAAAAACAGAGAAAGAAACTAGCCGAAGAATTCCGGAAGCGTCACACGGAACTGTATCAGTTCCTGAAAGAAAATCCGGAACTTATTGCTTCCGAAACAGAAATTGCAAGAACCGTTTCCGCTGCCGTCAGCGGAGAAACTGCTGAAACTGAAAACAAACAGCTCACAAACCTGATGGAAATGATTGAGGAGAGTATCAAGCATGATGTACAGTAAATTTTCTCCCAAGCAAATCCGTTCTATGCTCTGGTGGGCGGATAAGTATCAGTGCTATGATGCTGTTATCTGTGACGGCTCTGTCCGCAGCGGAAAAACCATTTCCATGACTATCGGCTTTGTCATGTGGAGCTGTCAGGGATTTGATAATGAAAGCTTTGCTTTCTGCGGAAAAACAATTGACTCCCTGAAAAGAAACGTTGTCACTCCTATGCAGAAATGGCTTGAAGGCAATGCAAAAATCAAAATTAACCAGAGCAAGAACTACGCTGAAATCACAATGAACGGTCACACAAACCGCTATTATTTTTTCGGCGGAAAAGATGAATCCAGCTATCAGCTCATTCAGGGCATGACACTTGCCGGAGTTCTCTTTGATGAAGTTGCCCTGATGCCCCGTTCCTTTGTGGAACAAGCCCTTGCAAGATGCAGTGTCAGCGGTTCAAAGTTCTGGTTCAACTGCAATCCGGAATCCCCGATGCACTGGTTCTATCTGGAGTGGATTTGCAAGCATAATGAAAAACATGCCATGCACCTTCACTTTACGATGGATGACAATTATTCTCTTTCACCAGCCGTAAAAGACCGCTATGAACGCATGTACTCCGGTGTATTCTATGACAGATACATCAAAGGACTGTGGGTTCTGGCAGACGGTCTTGTTTATCCGATGTTCCGGCAATCGGTTCATGTCCATGAAATTCCGGAGAAGCTTCCGTCCGGTGAATACTATATCTCTGTCGATTACGGCACACTGAATCCGACTTCTATGGGGCTGTGGCATCTGACGGATGACGGAAACGCTTACCGAATCCGTGAAAGTTATTACGATGCACGAAAAGAAGGACTTTCCCGAACCGATGAAGAGCATTACAGAGAACTTGTAAAACTCGCCGGAAATCTGATTCATCAGATTGAATGCGTTATCGTTGACCCGTCTGCTGCAAGCTTTATCGAATGCATCAGACGGCATGACGAATTCAGTGTCCGGAAAGCAAACAACAGCGTACTTGACGGCATCCGGAACGTCGGAACGCTCCTGAAAGCCCAGAGGCTTCATTTTTCTCCGGAATGCAAAGATATTATCCGTGAATTCGGCCTGTACTGCTGGGATGACAAGGCGGCAGAAGACAGGGTTATCAAGGAAAATGACCACGCTATGGACGACATCCGGTATTTCTGCGCCACGGTTCTGCGCAGACAAATCAAAAGACAGGAGGAATGAATCATTGCGAAAATGGCTGACGGAGAATTTTCTCCCCCTGTGGGCCAAGGAAACGGTGCTGCGGGACAATCGGCTGCTTCAGGCAGAAAATGAGGCGCTGCGGCATAAGATCGCCGAGATGGAGAGCTATATCCGTGGCATCCA